AGTGCTGCTCTTCATCTTGTTCCTCTTGCTCGGCTGGCACGCCTTTGGCCCGCCGGTTCATGGGTGAGGGCATGAGTCAAGGCCTCGCAGCGCCAAGTACTTGCCATCAAGGCCTCGCAGCGTCTTCCATGGCCCCGAGCTACAAAAGCTTACCCGACCCTAACCTGGGCCTGCCTCCCGACAGGTCAAAGGCCGAGGAGGCGGTCGGACATACTTCCTCCCTGGAGGTGCCCCCGTGTCTGACCGCCTGATTGATTGGCTAGCGTCCGTCTCCGGCGACCCCTTGGCGTTCGTGCTGGGTGCCTTTCCTTGGGGCGAGCCGGGGCCCCTAGCCAATTTCGAGGGCCCAGAACCATGGCAAATCCGCATCCTTACCGCCGTCCGAGATGGGTTGAGTTTCGACAAGGCTATTCAGCTAGCTACTGCTTCTGGCCATGGAGTTGGCAAGTCTGCCCTTGTTGGCTGGCTTATTCTCTGGTCGATCTCAACCTGTACTGGCTGCGTTGGCGTCGTCACCGCCAATACCGAAACGCAGTTAAAGACGAAGACGTGGGCGGAACTTGGGCGGTGGTATCAACGTTTCATAGCAAAGGATCGGTTCGTCCTTTCCGCAACGGCCCTTTACATCAACACCAAGGTCTGTGGCATAGACGACGCTTGGGAACGAACGTGGCGGGTCGACATGATCCCGTGGTCCGAACGCAATACTGAGGCGTTCGCCGGCCTGCACAACCAAGGCCGCCGAATTCTCGTGATATTCGACGAAGCTTCCGCCATCCCCGACGTCATTTGGGAAACCACCGAAGGAGCGCTGACCGATGCCAACACCCAGATTATTTGGTGCGTCTTTGGCAATCCTACTCGATCGACGGGCCGATTTCGTGAATGCTTTGCGGGAGGAAGGCATTCTCGCACCTGGACCCCAACCCAAGTTGATTCCCGTGAAATCGGCTTCACCAACAAGCAGCAGATCGAGCAGTGGATCGAGGCCTATGGTGACGATTCCGATTTCGTCCGTATCCGTGTCAAGGGCGTATTCCCCAGAACTGGCGAGATGGAGTTTATTAGCGATTTCACTGTTACGGAGGCTATTACCCGAGATGCGGTTTCCCATTCGCACGACCCCTTCATTATCGGAGTCGACGTTGCCCGCTATGGTGATAACGAATCGGTCATCTATTGCCGTAAGGGTCGGGATGGTCAGTCTATCCTTCCTCTTCGGCTGCGTGGCCTTTCTGTGGTGGAGCTTGCTGGAAGAGTCGCTGAGCTCAACCACCAATATCAGGCCGACGCCGTTTTCATTGACGGCACTGGCGTGGGCGGGGGCGTTGTTGACTGCCTCCGCAGTATGCACGTTTCTTGCTTTGATATCAACTTTGGATCGAAGCCAGACCAGATCGGCTACGCCCAAGGCGACGCCGCCCGGTACGGCAACAAGCGCTCCGAGATCTGGGGTGCCATGCGAGCCTGGCTAAAGGTTGGAGCCCTCCCGAACCTCCCGGACCTCAAAGCGCAGCTTGTAGGTCCCACCTACGCCCATGACCTTCAAGGGCGTATTTTATTGGAGAAGAAGGAAGACATGCGGCGTCGAGGCCTAGAATCGCCTGATATCGCCGACGCCCTGGCCCTTACCTTCGCTCTCCCAGTTGCAATGCACGAAGCGGCCGGCGGCCCCCACTCGAAGCCGGTCGTCCAGTCTGAATATAATCCGTTTGCAGGGATGTCCCTCTATGCCCAAAATGCCACCACCGCCTTCAATCACGATGCCAACGCCGCCGCCGCCCCCGATGTTTGGCATGCAACCGCCTGGGGCGGCTCAGCGAACTAAAGCCGACGCCAACAAAGCTTCAGCCTTTGGCGGCTCGCTAATGGGCTCGCAACTAACCGCTGCCCAAACCGGCGGCAAGTCGCTGATGGGGCAGACGGGATGATCACGCTGCCGCCGCAGATGGTCCAGCAAGCGGCCCAGGGGAGTCAAGGCCTCGCAGCGTCTGCTCCGGCCCCCCAGGTCGACCCTTCGTCCGTGCTGATGGCCGCTGGCGAAATGAAGCAGAACGGGACGTTCGATAAGTACGACAACCAAACTGGGTCCTTGGGCCCGCCCCTGAACCACCGTGCCCATGCGAGGTTCCGCCGTGGCCGATGAAGCAACCGTAGTCAGTAGTGACGAGGACGTCGCCAAGGTCGTTGCTGCTGATCGGGCCGAGAAAGGTGGTAAAGACTGGGGCGCCGCCGGCCAAGTTGACCGTTCGGACCAGGTGAAGGAGCTTCAGGAGCACCCTGAGTTGATAAATCGCTTGCACAACATGATCCATGGCGAGATCAACGCTGCCTCAACGCCTGAGGTCCGCCGGATCCAGATGGAGTCAGCGCTCAACCGTTCCTACGACCGGGACCACTCGGTGGAGCAGGTGCTACGGCAAACCTACCAGCGGGGCGACAGCGGCTACTACCCCGGCACAACCTATGGCCGTAAGGACTATGGCAACTACTCCAGTGAAGACTTCCTGGGCGACCTGAAGGCCGTTGCCGCTGGTTCCAACTACGGCGGTAAGTACATGCCCCCCGGTGTCCTTGTTACTGGTAACGCCAGCGGCGATGTGGCGAAGCACCAATTTGCCAGGGGGACCCCCGGCTTCAGCATCCAGACCGCTAGTGGCGCCTATGAGTCCTATTTTGCTGAGCCCGGCGCCAGCGGCCGAACCCCAATGATCAAAGGCCACAATACCGGCATGGCGCCCGAAGATGCGTACAACACCGTTCTGCCCGAGTTCGCCGAGAAGGGCTTCCAGTCGTGGATGAAGACCCAATCGAAGACCACCGGCCGGGACCTGAATAACGACCTGCACGACTACGATCTCCGGGGCTACTTCAAAGAGAACGGAGCCGTAAACCTTAGCGGCACCCATCTGACCGACAAGTACAAGAAGCCCAACCACCCGACCTTTTCTACCAACTCAATCTACGATGGCGTAGATGGCAATCAGGGCGGCCAATGGACCAAAGCCGCCGACGGTAGTTGGGACTTCTATGCCAGCCCGACCAACGAAGCTAACATGAGCGGCGAGGCGCTGAAGAGCTACTTCGATGAGGTCGAGCCCCGCAATCGGCTTCATTCAAGGGCTCAGCAGTTGATCGAGTCTGGCCGCCAGATGTCTGAAGATGATAGTGGTGGCCTCGACGACCCACAAGTGCTAGCCCAAACTGGACCTATGTTCCCGGGCAAGATAAGCGTTAAGTCAGATGTGAGCAACTTCCCTGAGTCCGGCAACATCGATGACCGGCGCCAACCTGACAGTCCCTTCCAACAATTTAAGAGAGATCTCGCCAAAACCTACGACTTGGCTGTAAAGAAGTTTGGTCCGAGGCAAGCTGCGGCCGGGACCGATGACGACCGCCTAGGCTCTGTCAAAGACATCAAAGATCGGGTTGCCGTCATTAAAGATCGGCATGAGAAGCTTAAAGCGGAATCTGAAGCGTATGGAAAGGACTATTGGAAACAAACGTACGCTTGGGCAGACAAGCAGAACCAGTATCATAAAGACCTGGAAGAACACCATAAGAACTTCGACGAGTGGGTTGCGGGTGCCGAGAAGGCGCTAAAAGACAACATTAAGCACCCCGGCGCCTACAAGGAATGGCAGAAGAAGAACAAAGGCCCGCCAAAGCCACCAACTGACCCAGGACCCCATCCAGTGCAAGACGAACTGTTCGATCTCAAAGCCTACCGAAGGCTCAATCCCGAATGAGGCGTTAGATGCAATACGGGCCCGGCTCTGGATTCTTATCGTATAAGGCCGAAGAGATCAAGCGTGCCACCACCGGGCCTATGCGCCAACTCGACGAGCGTGACCTTCGGCTCAGGCGCCACGTCGATGGCCGGATGATAGGCCTTCGGGTCAACCGCTATAGCTGGTGGACCCACGCCCGTGAACTTGGCGACTACTTCCTACCTCGGCGCTATAAATGGATCATAACGCCCAACCAGATGAGCCGGGGCAGCCCGATCAACCAACACATTCTGGACTCGACGCCGACCTTGGCAGCCCGGAATTTGGCCTCGGGTATGATGTCTGGAATATCGTCGCCAACCCGGCCTTGGTTCAAACTCAAGGTTGGCCGTCAAGATTCAACTCAAACTTCGCCTGTCTCGCTGTGGCTGGCCGAAGTCGAACGGCTGCTAATGCTGATCTTCCAAGAGTCAAATTTCTACAACGCCTTGGCCGTGCTATACTTCGACTTGGTCATTTTCGGCACCGCCGTGATGATCATCTATGAAGATTTCGACAACGTCATTTGCTGCTTCAACCCTTGCTTCGGCGAATACTACGTCGACGCCTCTAGCAAGCTCTTTGCCAACGTGATGTACCGAGAGTTCACCTACACCGTCGACCAATGCGTGCAGGAGTTCGGGATCGAAAATTGCTCGCCGTGGGTGGTCAGCGCTTATGCTCAAGGCAACGCCAACCTCACCCGAGAGCTCGTGATCGCCCACGCCATTGAACCGAACAACGACGGCCGAGACTTCGGCATACCCGAGCACTTTAAGTTCCGTGAAGTGTACTGGGAATGGGGCGGCACGGCTTCGCCTCAGGGGGGCGCCTCGCCTTCTCCTGGTTTGCTAAGGAAACAGGGCTATCTGGAGCAACCAATGGTCATTCCGAGATGGGATCTGGTCTCCAATGACGCTTATGGCCGATCCCCCGCCATGGACGCCCTTCCCGACAACAAACAGCTGCAGCTTGAGGTCCGCCGTAAGGCCCAGGCCATTGACAAGCTCGTCAACCCGCCGATGGTCGCCGACATCCAGCTGAAGAACCAACCTGCCAGCCTGCTTCCAGGCGGGGTGACGTATGTGGCCGGCATCTTGTCTGGTGCCCAAAGGGCCGGCTTCGCTCCCGTGTATCAAGTCCAGCCTCCGGTTAAGGAGATGATGGAGGACCTTAATGAAGTTCGTGATCGGATCAAAAAGATATTCTTTAACGATCTGTTTCAAACGGCGTCGCAATTCGAGACGAGGTCCAATGTCACCGCTGTGGAGTGGGACATGCGTAAGTCAGAGTCCTTGGTTATGCTGGGCCCTGTCCTCGAACGTCTACAAACCGAGCTTCTCGCCCCAGCCATTGAGCGAACCTTTGCCATTGCCGCCAGAGCCAACATCCTGCCCCCAGCCCCACCCGAGATGGGAGGACAACCCGTGACCATCACTTACGACTCGATGCTGTCCCAGGCCCAGAACGCAGCCCGAACGGCCGGCGTGGAACGTGTGTTCGCCTTGGCCGGCCAGTTGGCCGGCATCGACCCGGCCGTGATGGACAACCTCGATATCGACTATGGCTTCGACTACATGTCAGCGGCCCTCGGAAATCCGCCCAAGTTGATCCGTTCGCCTGAGGAGCTTGCCCAGATCCGCCAGAACCGTCAAGCCCAGCAAGCTGCCCAGGAGCAGGCTCAGCGGGGCCAACAGTTGGCCGAGGGCGCCAAGACGTTGGGCGAGACCGACGTGGGCCAAGGCCAGAATGCACTGCAAGCCATGTTAGGAAGGGGAGTGACATGAGAACGCTGATTTGGCTACTTTTGTTGTTGGTGCCGGCGGCCGCCCAGCCCTTGGTTCCGGCAACAATGATCACCGTACCAATCAATGTGCCCAGTGCCACAACGACCCAGCTGGTCCCTGCCGCCCCTGGCCGGTTCATCTATGTGGCCCATTGGGACGCCATCGCTGGTGCTGCTACCAACCTGACCTGGGTGGCTGGGACCGGCACCAACTGCGCCACTGGTCAGGTACCGCTGGCCGGTCCGTATCCACTTGGTGCTGGTGGCGGCATTTCGTCTGGATCCGGGTACGGGGCCGTTATTGCGGTTCCAGTGGGCCAAGCGCTATGTCTGACAAGCTCGGCTGCTGGCGCTGTGGGAGGGGCGTTGGGTTATGCGCTATTTTAGTATCCTAGCGCTTCTGCTTTGGGCCACTTCGGCTCTGGCCCAGCTACCGTTGACCGGGGCCGGCCCGAACGTCCCTGGCGGTGGCTTCATGCCCCCACAGGTCGGCGGCGTCAATGCAACTATCTATGCCGATTTCACAACCGAGGGTGGGTCTAATCAGTA